AGCTTGTCTCTTTTGGTTCAGATCAAAGATCTCCAGGTTTTTCTTTTTACCTTGGTCATCCATAGCTTGAACAACCCAAACTGATTTTGTTTTTCTTTTAACTTTGCAAATTTTAAATTGCATTATTTAAGCACCTCCTCTTTTAATAAATCAGACATAATTTCTTCTCCAGCGTAAGCGTGTAATTTAGGATTAGCAAAAAAGTCTCTATAAGTTTCATAATTTAAAATTATTAAAAAACCTGGATCCTCGTTTTTTTCTATTTTAACTTTCTTAACTTCTCCAGCTGCCTCAGCATAATCTCTGATAAAGAGTTTATGAGCCTCTGGAATAGTGGGAGCTGTAAAAGTTTTCTCTCTTCCTGGGAGTTTGTAAGTAATTACATACATTATGCAGCTCCTTTCATTTTTTCTAATTCTGGATTTTTAATATGTTGATAATCTAAGTAGCCAGAACACCACTTATAAAAATCATAGTTATTATTGGACCAGCATTCTGCAAATCCAGGATCCTTTCTTTGCTCGTTATACTCAGCTCTTACTTCTTTTTCAGTTAATTTAACTGACATTATTTAACCTCGCTTTCTTTCCATGTGTTGCCATTTAAAATACACTTGTCATTTTTAGTACCAGTAAGAGCATAAGTTTTTCCCTCCTCTGGTTTATCATAAACAGTTTCTTTAGTTTTTTTTAAGCCATCTCCCGTATATTCATACTCAGTTATTTTAACTACTGGATCTGGTTTATTATTATAAACAACTTTGATTGGTTTTTTTGCCATTAAGCAGCCTCCTTTTTTAATTTTTTCCATCCAACATCAGCACAAAGATAATTAACTCCATTAAGAGAAACTATATCTCCAACGCTCATTGAAGTATGACCCACTTTAAAATTTTTATTTCTCATAGCATCCTGGAAATCTTTACCAGTACCAATGCTATCTCCAATCACACAAACTTTATTCCAATCGTTAGTGTATGAAAGTGGATTAGCATCATCCGAGTTAAAAGATTGAAAAACATTTTCTAAATCAAATTTTACATTTCCACTTGGGAGATCATGACTTTTAACCACTCCCTCATAAACTTTAGTGTGAGTTTTGCTAAAGTCGTTTGAGTATTTTGGATGCCATCTCGTACAAGCAAGATGGTTTTTTCTATTTTGATAATAGACAGTTATATTATTCACGCAGCCTCCTTTACATTTCTCAGATCTATATTTTTTTTAGATGTAACAGTATTAAAAATTACATTACATCCATCTTCTTTTATACTTACTACATACATTGTTTGGTTTTTGTATTTTTTTTCGTATATTTTTAAGATTTTTATTTCTTGTTTTTTATTTGTTTTAGGATGTGTACCTAAATAAGTTTTACCTAATTTATAATCCATTAAGCAGCCTCCTTTAAGTTGTTTAAATAATTCATAGCTTTTGCCACAGAGTTAAAATTTTTACCCCAAACAGCATATTCAAGATCGTTGGTTCCATCTTTATATTTATAAACTTCAACATTTCCATTTCTGTCATCTGTGATTTTATAAAAATTTTTATTTTTTAGTTGAACCAAATAATCATCGTTATTGTTTTGAACATATCTTTTTTTAAAAATGATATTTGTATAAGTCATTAAGCAGCCTCCTTTAAATTGTTTCTATATAATTGAGCATTAAAAACTTCTCCAACAAATTGATGTTGTTTTAATTTCTTTAAATTTTTAAAGAAACCAACAAGAGCATCTTTAGTATTAACAATGTTAAAATGAGTAGTTTTTAACTTGATGTAATTTTTTGTAGTTGGAAAAGAATAGTCGTGATTACCAACGACAAAAAACTTTTTAATAAAAGCATTTAACCATTTACCTTTATCAGTAGCAGTACCAATCTTAGGTACTTTGTATTTCATCGGTATAGAGGTATGTAATTTTCTACCATACCCAAAACCTCTTTTGTGTTCTACAGTTCTTTTAAAATTAACAACTGTCATTCAGCCTCCATATTTAAAGTTTTCACATATTTTTTAAAGTCATTAAAACTGACATCACAAAGCAAAGTGCCGTATTTTTCTCCAGCATATAAAACCAATCTTTGCTCAACTTCATTGTGAAGAAAAGACATTGAAACAACGGCAACAACTGTGCCATTCGCTTTTAATTCTTTTATTGTTTGAACTGGGATGTTTTGATTTCTTCCCATTGAAATAGATTTATTGTTTAACTTCTCAAGATCTGAGAGATAAACAACTTGATATGATTTACTCATTAAGCAGCCTCCAGTGATGTTTTTGTGATTGTTTTTTTTATTAACCATACATTATTAATATAGGCATTATTGTCAATATGTCAATGGCATATATGCAAATAAGTTGACAATAAAGCAAATTAAAAATGGCGTAAAATGGGTATTACAACAATTAAGTTGTTAAAAATTGGTATGTTTAGCTAGATTATAATTCTAGCTGTTTCTTTTCATCCTTTAACAATAGTATATCTACTAAAGTTAAATGACTCATTTTAGAAAGAGCTGAAATACCAGGATGGGTACTATCATCATTTAGAAGTCTCGTTATTTTTTGGTTTAGAGACTTTCTCTCTTTCTTTTTTATCTGGATTTTTTCTTCCAGATGTTTGTAGTGTGTCTGCATTTGGATCTACCTCCTTTATGCGTTGAAAGTCATAAGATAAAGTTTTTTCACTTACAACTATCTTAGCAGCTGAACTTGGTACACCAGCCTTAGCAGCTGCATTCAAGTCTTTAAACATTTCTGTTGCACTAAACGAAACAGAACCAGACCAGAATTTTTCATACTTACCCATCTGGGTAATCTCTTTCTTTAATCATTTCTAAATAGTGAATGGCTTTATTGATGTCTTTTATTTTGCCTTTTTTTTTGTGTCTGCAGATGTATTTTATAGCGCAACCCTCTGAAAATTCAAGTCTATTTTCGTTTATGAATTGTGCTGGTTGGATCTTCATATCCTTGTAATGATCTCCATCGACTTGCTTTTCCAAGCTACTATAAATTATTGGTTTAAACATATCGGAGTTTGTCATTTTATTATTCTTATGCTCCGAGCTTTTCCTCTTATTCTTTTTAGCCATCCTCTTTCCTCTAAATTTTTAATATAAACATTAATAGAATTTTTTGATTTTAAACCTACCGCCACCTTAATCTCATCGTAAGATGGCGATATAGTTTTCTTTGCAATATAGTTTTTAATAAACTTAAAAAGTTTTAGTTGCTTTTCAGTTAAGCCATATTGCATATTTTCCCCTTAAAATTGATCGTTAAAATTATCTGCAGCAGGTTTACTGCCAGTTTTTTTAATTGTAATTTTAAGATCCTTATTTTCTTGGATATAACAAGATGCCTCACACCAGGTACCATCTATCGTAAAATTTTTACGATAAGGTTTTCCCTCTTTGTTTTTCTTATCACTATCCACTAACACTAAGTCTGGTCTTTTATCTCCAGCTTGTTTGTCAGCATTCCTTTTCATTGAAAAGGTACAGATCCAATTTGGATCCTTTGGTTTTTGAAAGTCAGCCATAATATATTATCCTCCTAATAGTTGCTGGTTTCTATTCTTAAAAGCTTTGACAATCTCGTCATACTTTTTAGAATTTTTTAATTTAAGCTCTGTTAAATATTTTTTATTTTGACTAGCGAGCTGATCTAAATTTGCTTTAGATGTAATATTTTTAATTCTTTCTATAATGATAGATCCATGGTTTAAATCTATTCCAATATTCTCATTCATGTTTTGTTTTTTATTAGATAACTCTTCATCTGAGTATACGTTGCCATGAATACCAAGAGCTTTTAATATTGCTCGATCCGCAGCTCTCTTCTCGGCTACAGCAACGGGAAAACTAAAATCATTATTTAATGGAGATACTTCTCCAAAAGAAAAAAACTTTCTATTTTTAAATGTGGCTATAGCTTTAACTACAACACATCCTTTTTCTAAATTACAACTTTGTAAAAATGGTTCTGTTTCTATTCCATATTTTCTTGCCAAGTTTTCTACTTCTAAATGTTTGATTGCATACTTACCATTTTGGATCTGCCACATACCTCCATTAGATTTAAGCTTAGCAATATCAGAATTTATATTTAGTATATCTACTACTTTACCCATGGTTCCTTTCCGCCAGCCAGGTTTGAATAGGAAACAGCACCCGCTGCGGTGTGCAAACCTTTCTTTACCTGGCTAACATCATTCGCATAGCTTTTGATGACTAATAGGGAGAAAAAAATAACCAGTAAAACAATTAATTGAAAAATACTGGATCTTTTTTTTCGTGCGAATTTTTTTTCTAAAAGAATAGATTGTATATTTAATACTTCTGGATTTTTCATAGATTCATCATCAATTCTATAAATTCAATAGTAGCAACTATCCCAAGCTCTATTGCTAGGATTGTATGATAGATATGCCAGACTATTCCATTTTTTAAATTTTTTTTTTTCATTAATTTAATTTCCATAATTTTTTTGCTATATCCAAATGCTCTCCCATACTTTTCCAAAAGAAATGAGTAAAGTCTGGAGTAATTTCATCCACCCAAGTAGATTTGCCAGCATGTTTTGCCATAATAGATTCTCTTTCATGAGCTACCCGTGCCATTTTATTTACATATAGTTTTAAGTTTTCTGGTTTTAATTCATCGCAATTATCTGGAGTAAAAATATTATATTTTTCCTCATTCATTACGACTAAGTGTGGTTTCTTTTTTTCCTGGTTGGCAAAGTAGTATGTTGCAACTTGTAAAATATGATCCTGCCATCCCATATAACCCTGGTTAATATTTGGAAGGGAGTAGGTGCTGGTTCCGTCTTTCTTGGGTCTGTTTTTCTTTCTGTGCTTAGTCTTAAATTCAATAAATGCGTTTTCATTTTCCATATCTATTCTGCCAGACACAGGAAGAATACAATTCTCTAAATCTAAAGAAATAGATCTCTCGCATTCTGTCTCTCCAGTTAATCCAACATCTTTAATTGCATTTTTTAAAGTTAAATAAGATTTTGCTAAACCCGCTTTGCAAATGTCATAAGATTTTTTATCTTCATCATCTACTGGTTTGTATAAATTAAATTCCTCTAAAACTTTATCAAAAACTTTTCTTTGTTTTGGTATTGGTTCTTTAACTAATCCTTTTCCTTTAATATATTTCCAAATATAATTTCCAAAAGTAAGAATTAACATTTCTCCAAGAGCTGTACCTGTAAACATTTTAGCATTTCCAGGAAGATTTCTTCTTTCCTCTTGAGACAAGTAAAGGTACTTATATCCCCACAAGCAAATCATCGTATTTAATTGTGTTGGACTCCAATGATTAAGTTTATACAACTCTACCCAGGCAGGTAGATCTTTGATGCTTTCTAAAAAGTCATCTGTAATTTTTTTAGCTTGTGCGTTTTCTTTTAAAATCATTGTTCCAAATCAATAGAACAATCTGTATTCATTTATTGAATCTTGTCAATACAAAATATGGATATATTAAAAAAGATGTATTTATGATACCTCTTAAAGTTGAATAAATATTAATACTTATACCATTATATTCACAATAAATATATACTTAAATCTTGTCAAATTGGTAATTATCCATATAAGTAAATCATGCAATTAGAAACATTTAGAAAATCAAAAAATCTATCACATAAAAAGCTAGCTGAATTTTTAGGAATTAAAGGCACATCTCCTGGATCAACAGTATTTCGTTGGTGCAATAAGGAGAGAATACCTAGACCAGAGTTTATGAAACTGATCTCCCAAAAAACAAAAGGAAAAGTCAAACCTTCTAGCTTTTATGAGTAGAAAGAAAAAATTAACTGGAACTATAGATGATTATCCGTTGGTGCAAGTTAGGTGGGTTGATACTCTTGCTAGTAATGAGTGGATGTCAATCCCAAAAGCAATTAGACTTAAACCCGCTGTCTGCTATTCGTTGGGTTATAAGCTCATCCAAACAAGAGAAAAAATCACAATCTTTGCCGACTATTCCCAAGATGAAGATGGATTAGAGGTTGGTAATTTAAACACTATTCCCGCAGCTTGGGTACAAGAAGTTATGGAGATAACTTTTAAATGAAATATTTATTTTTGTTTGTTGTTGCAGCTCTAATTTTATTTCCAAAGGAAACACAAAATCAAACAATAAATAATTATCAAGTTGAGTGGGATAATTTTTGTAAAGTTTGGATGGGTTATGTAAATAAATATCCAAAAGCAATGTCGGCTGGTTGTTGTGATTATAACCATAAATCAAATGATAATTTAAAGGAGGAGTATTTGGGAGATCCAATGCTTATTTGTTATGGCTGATTTTTTAGATAATGAATTAAAAAATATTAAGGTGGGTTTATCAGAAGTTGAGGATGCTAAAAAAGAAGCTGATAGCTTAATGATTAAAAAGATTACAAAGTATGAAGCAGAAATTAATAAACTTAATGAAGCTAATAAAAGATTAGTTGAGGAAAACTCTAACTTTCAAATAATTAGCAAGTCTCATAAAGAAATTAATGGGGATTTGCAAAAGAAGTTATCTGCTGCCGAATTTAAAATTAAGGAATTAGAAGTTAAATTAAAAAATCAATTAAAAGAATATAGAAATAAAGGTTATGTTTAGTGGATAAAATTTTTATCATTATCTTTTCTGGTTTGGGTTTCATGGTTTTTTTATCAATTTATATGTTGGTGGTTAATGGCTAGAGAAATATATTTTAAGGATGTAAAGTTTTCAGCTTATTCTTTATGGCATCGAGCATTACCAGAAAAATTGGGAATGTTGGATATTGATGCGGTGGGTACTTGTTTAAAATGTAAAACTCCTTTGTATCTAGCTGAAACTGCTTTTGACGTTGGACAAACTTATAAAACAACTACAACTACAAAGAAATTAGCCGAATTAGCTGGTCTGCCAAGCTTCCTGGTTTTTTATAAGGTTGATGGCTCGTCTATTACGTCATTTAGAATTAAGCAATTAACACCTTATAAGTCTGAGGAAATGTTTATGATGCCAGATGGTTGGTTGCAAGTGATGCAATTACTCCAGGAACGGCACGATCTTATTTGTGAGGGGAAGAAGTGAGCTTATTCTTTGTTGCGGATAATAAGGTTTTGGATGATGTTAGGTTAAGTTCTAATGATAAAATTATCTATTTAAAATTGGTATCTTATATGAACAGACATACTGGCAGCTGTTATCCGCGCCATGCCACAATATCCAAAGCTATTGGTTTAAGTAGATCTACTATTTATCGTAGTATTCTACATCTTGCTAAGCTGGGGTATGTTAAAATAACGCGCAAGAGTTCAACTAACGAGTACCATTTACCTAAGCAAGTAATACTAGAGAATACTCGTAAAAAACTGATTGTGGATAATTATGTGTCAAATAGATCAAATAATGTGTCAGTAGTGACTGATATTAATAAAACCAAATATAACTATTATAGGGGTAAGAATAATTATAGGAATAACTATAATAGATCATCGTTCGCGAGAACTGGGGTTGCCAATCATTCTAGGAGAACTTTCGAACATAAAGGGGAAAGTTATAAGAATGACGGAGAATGGGGAGATTACTTGGAATTTAGAAGTGAGTCTGGTAGGAGAATAAAGGTACACAAATTTAAAAATTTAGTGGAGGAAATAACTCCAAAAAAAAAGATT